GAAACAAAGAGACCAAGATATTGAAATACCAAAACCGAATGATTCATCTACGACTTCACGGTCGGTCGCTTCACAGTCGGTCGCTTCACAGTCGGTCGCTTCACAGTCGGTCGCTTCACATTCGGCGATGCCTTTAAAACTCAATTTGGATAATGCCGAACCCATTTCTCTCACGGTTGAGGAATTGCCTTTAAAAAAAGTTCAGTGGGGAGAAAACACAGAACATGTATTTGATAAAAACGAATCCATTATTCTTGTAAGAATGGAAAAAGAGATTTTAGAAATGAAAACAAAGCTAGAAGAAATACTTGCACTTTTGCAAAAATAATATTTTTCAATAAACAATATAATATTATAAGTCATATAATAAACAAATGATTGAAGCCCTTTTCGAAAACACCCATTACATCAATTTGGAACACCGCATTGACCGCCTTGTCCACGTAAAACAGGAACTCGCAAAAATCAACGTAGTTGGCACTCGCTTCAATGCTATTAAACTAGCAAACGGTGCAGTCGGCTGTTCCATGAGCCATTTAAAATGCCTTGAACTGGCAAAGCAGAATGGTTCGCCCTACGTGTTTGTTTGCGAAGACGACATCCAGTTTTTGGACCCCGCACTTTTTCTCAAAAATTTAGGTTCATTTTGCGAAACAATTAAATCGAATTGGGACGTCCTCATCATTTCCGGAAACATTTGCCCCCCCTTCCAACCAGTTGGCGATTTCTGCGTGAAATTAATTAACTGTCAAACAACCACTGGTTACATTGTGCAACAACATTACTATGACACCTTGATTGCCAATTACAGAGAAGGTATTACCAAATTGTTGGCAGACCCCACAAACAAACGCGAATATGCCATTGATATGTATTGGAAACACTTGCAATCAAAAGACCGCTGGTATATGATTGTCCCGCCAACTGTGGTGCAGATGGAGGGGTTTAGTGATGTTGAAGGTCGCGAAACCAATTACAAATATTTGATGACGGACATGAACAAGGAGTGGTTATTCAGAAATAATATGGTAATTGATAGACCACAACCGCAAGTTACTCCTTTACAAAATTCCATATATTCTTTTAAACCACCCATGCAAAATTTGCAACAAAATCAGATACAACAAGGGTTCAGTTTGGGAATCAAACATAGGAATCAATTTGATTTAGTCAATGGTAAAATGAATATGACAATGACCAATAAATGAATAGGGAAACCTACGGTTAAGGTGCCCTCCGGAGCGTCGCTAGACGCGACGCACATTAAAGGGCACCGACGGTTGGACGCAAAGCGTCCTTTCCCCTATGTGGTCGCTTCGCTAATCCCCTTCCCTTTTACACCCTTGCACATTCAACAAATTTACAGTGAAACAGACAAAATGTGCAAGGGTGTAAAACGTCCATTATAGATACATTTTCTTAATTAAACTTAATTAATTCTACAAATTTCAAAATGAATATGACCACAAAAGATGTTTGAGTAATATATAATGCAACTTGGACAAAATACAAGAACAGAAATAAACAATGGAACACTGTCTTATTTGAAAGCAATGCCCCAAAAAGATATCACCAGCGATGGAACCAGTAGTTTTGCAATGGGACGCAAAAATTACTATGAAACCTATGCACAAGCCCCTACAAATGCTGTATGGAAACAGAAGAAATTCATTGGCGGTAATCGAGATGCTTCTTCCGTGGTCGCCAGACGCAGAACTGCGGAAATTGGTGTTGGAACAATGAACGCGAACTCTCAATTAATGTCATTTACAACCGTGAGAGATATTAATGATGGCAACAATGCATTGAGAAGAGTGCGTGCAGGCGGTGCCTATGTGCCCAAAACGGCCAAATCCGCGACGGTAGACCCGCGCAAATATATCTTTTAAAGGGAACCAAGGTTCCCTTTAAATCCCTCCTTTTAGGAAGGAATTTATAATAAAAATAAAACACTACAATGTTTTATTTTTTTATCAAATAAAAGTTTTATAAGAAAAAAGGGAGGGATTTAAAGGGAACCTACGGTTCCCTTTATTCGATGCGCCACTCACCATTTTCATAAATTGCATTTCCATAATAATTATTGGGCGGGTCGATATCATACAATTTGTAAACATTCTTGTTATCTGTTTTAACAGCGATATACGGTTTGCCATACAATTTCATTACAACGCCCTTTAATTTGTCCTTTGGTTTAACAACATTTTGCATAGTGTCTTGTTCCAAAATCGGAACTGTCAAAAAATCATTGCTCTGAACATTTCCCAGATTGTAGCAAACAAGGTCATCCTTATACAAAGAACAATCCATCGCCGTTTCTTTTACGGCTTTTAGAATCTGCTTGTTAATTCGCTCCTTGGTATTTGAAACTTCATACAAATATTCATCCGTGGTTTTTCCATCATCTTTTGTTTTTATTTCAATATTTTTATCCAGCTGCCTCGCCGTCATTTTGGTCAAATAGAGAAAAACCTGGACATTGCGCAAATCCTTTGGTAAATTTTTGTGACTGCAAATACGACGTGCGCGTCCAATGACCTGTTCCATTCGCACCGGGTGCCAATAAGGTTCAACAATGTGCACAAAACGCGTATTTTCCAAATTAATGCCTTCTGCACCGGAAGATGTAATCATAAACACCTTGATGATTTCCCCCATAAAATTATTGGCGTTGATTTTTTCCAACTTGGTTCGAATGGTCGACGAAACCTGCGACCAATTGCTGTTGTAAATGTTTCGAATAATTTCCTTTTGTTCCGCGTCTTCCGTTCCCGTATACAATACAAACTTTGGTTTATCCTGGTCTTCTTCCTTTATCTCAATGTCCCATTTGCCAGACCGCTTCATCAATTTAAATTCGGCAAACCCGTTTTGTTCCAGTATTAATTTGAGAATACCAATGCCTTCAATGGTTCGGAACTGACTGTAAACCAAATGCAATCCTCGGTTATCTTCGTCTTCCAAATTCTCCACTAAGTGCAAAAACTTGGGGCTCAGCGTTTCCAAGCCGGATTTGCTTAAATAACGGTCTCCATTTTCTTTAAGAAAAGCAAGTGCTTTTTCGAGTTCTTCCACATATTTGGTGTCGTCTACTTCTTCTTCGAGTTCTTCGACTTCTTCTTCTTCTGCGTCTTTATTCACATCGGCTTCTTTCCTCCTTTTCGAGGGTCTTTCGTATTCGTCTGGAAACACGAAATTGCAAAGTTCTCTCGAGTATATGCGGTAAGTCGACGTTTTTTCAAACAAATCCTTGTTAAATTTCTTTGCATTTTGTTTTTCTTCGTTTCTTTCTCTTTTTCGCGCTTCCGAATATTGCACAACTTGGTGGTCGCTCATTTCAACTGGAACAACTTGTATGGGTAAAATATCCGGCAACAGATTCTCTTGCGCACTCTTGAAATATGAGGTTAATCCAAGAATACGTCGTTTAAATAAATCCTCGTTAATCAGATTTCCAGTTTCTGGGTCAATGAATTTGCTGATAAAAGTATCCGCATCATCGGGCAATGTCTTGATTGGGTCATATTCACTTTTTTTAACACTAAGGCCATTTTTATTGAGGATTTCAATGATAGTATTCTTAAAATCGGAATCGCTCATATTTCCAGTTTCGTCCAATTTAACGCCGTTGTAATCTTTGAATGGATTCTTTGAAGTGTTTTTGGATTTATTAATAAACCCAAATGGGTTTCGCGTAACCATTACCTTGTTTCCACTGTATTCCACATAATCATACGTATTGAATCCATCCTTTTTAAAGAACTCCAAAATCTTGTCTCTGTCTATCTTGTCCGTTGTAGTTTGTTGAACCATGAATGTCCACGTTTTTATATATCCGCGCAACATATTGAAGAGAATGGCAATTTCGTTGGGGTAATTGATAATGGGTGTTCCAGTCAAAAATACAATCTTGACATTTTGTGCACTCATCAAATAATCATACAAACGATAGGATAGTGAGTCGGGTTTTTTGACTTTATTCACGATTCGGCTTACAAAATTGTGGGCTTCATCCACGATGACAACTTTATTGTCGAACGGGTTTATTTTTCCATTGTCTGTTAATTCGTTCAGTTTTCGACCATTCAAACCATTGTAATTAATGTCGTTGTATTTTTTGCGAATCATTAAATCCAATTGTTTGTCAACTTCGATTTGTTCTGCAGGAGTCAAATCTTCGAATTTATTGCCATCACCAGTTTTCTTTCCTAACCAGACGCCATTCTCTAAAATGTATTCTTCATCCAATCCGATAATTTTTTTTATTTGGGATGCGTCTTTTTTCTCGGTTACCTGAACTTTAATCCATTTTTGATTTTTGCGGTAAATGTCGTCGCCGCATTTCTTCAATTCGCTGAAGAAGTTGGATTTGAGAGAAGCGGGTGTCATTACAATGATTTGTTTTTCCGATTTCATACCTTCGGCGACTGCGATTGATGTGCATGTTTTGCCGGAACCGAGACCGTGGTAAATGATAAGCCCTCGATAAGGAGAATACAAATTCAAATAGTCGCGAACGACTCGCTGATGAGTTAGTATTTCAAATTCTTCGGTTGAGCGTTTATCGCAAGAAACATCCGCGTCATTCACTTTGGCCAATTCGGCTGCGTGGGATTCAAACAGTTTATTTAGTTCGCGAATAAACAAACCACGGTTTGTCATGTAATAGCTGGGTGCTTTGTGGATTGCATGTTTCTTTTGCTTTGTCATTTCATTGTAAATAGTATTTGTAAACTCGACCATATTTTCAGGAATGGGGAGTTGTTTTTTGGTGATTCTTGCTTTTTTCTCTTTTTCTCCCTTTTCTCCCTTTTCTTTCTTTTCTTCCTTTTCTTTCTTTTCTCCCTTTTCTTCCTTTTCTCCCTTTTCTTCCTTTTCTCCCTTTTCTTCCTTTTCTTCCTTTTCTTCCCTTTCTTCCTTTTCTTCCTTGGATTCCTCTTCCAAAAACAGATTGGATGATTTGAATTCTTCTATGCTGTCGCCATTCATCATTTTGTGTAAACGATTTAACACATAGTCTCTGTCAAATTTTACATCAGTTTTATCTACAATTAAAGAACCTGGTTCAATTAATTTATCGGAAAAAACATCATCCACTGCTTGTTTTTTTTTACATATTTTTACAATAATAGTTTCTTCCGGTTTTGGGTCTACTTTTTGTTTTAATTTAACTATGTCAAATTCTTTGTTTACCGGTGATTTGTAAACAGTAGGTGATTTAGAATCACTCCATATTACTTCTTCCATATTCCATTCAGTTGCCATCGTATATATTACAATTGACATTAAAAACTTACAATAATCCTCAATTCATTTCTCCCAATCTTTTGATTGCCATTTCGCATGCAATCTGCTCTGCCTTCTTCTTAATCTTATGTTTGCCTTCGCCTAAAAATATGAAAACTTTTGAATTTACCGACATATAATCATGGACTTCTTGAAATCCAGAAAATGTATTGTAAGGAACTGAATTTTGATGAGTTAAACCAAAAACTGGCTGACCCAAGCATAAATAGACACCCATATGATATCCAGTATCCGCATTTTGTTCCGAGACCTCCATGTATTCTGGTGTCACTTTGAATTCTTTCTGAATCTTCACCTGCAAAATGTTCTTAAAATTGTCGTCGTTTCGTATCAAACTCATCCAGTCTACGTGTTTCTCAAACACCTTTTCCACGAATATTTGCGCCATCTGGAACCCCGGTCCCGACAAAAACACATTCTCAAAAAGACGTCCCTCATCCTTCACCTCCATCCGGTTGTAATCCAAGAAAATTGCACCTAAAAATGCCTCAAAGACGCACCCTAACTTTTTCAAATTGGTTCGCGTATCTTTTGACTCAGCATGCCTGGATAATACTACCCATTTATGTAGGCCCATTTCATAGGCTAATTTGCCAATGGCTTCGTTCTTTACTAGGGCAATCTTTTTTTCGGTCATAAAACCCTCATTCTCTTTAGGAAAACGGAGATAGAGAACCCACTTGGCAATGAGTTC